AGGCACTACGCCGTTCGGATCGAACTTTGATCTGATCGCGGAATTACGCCAGATCCTGGTAGACAATGGTTGCCCGATGGAAGATGGCCGCTCTTCGCTGGTAATTAGTTCGACCGCTGGTACAAAATTGCGCAACTTGGCCAATCTGCAAAAGGTCAACGAGTCTGGTAACGATTCATTGTTGCGCCGTGGGGCTTTGCTTGACCTTCAAGGATTCATGATGAAGGAATCAGCAGGTATCGGTATCCACACAAAGGGTACTGGTACGGCGTATGACATCAACAACGGTTCCGGGGAAGCTGTCGGCCAAACTACCCTGACACTTGATGGTGGTACAACCGGGGCAAACGGTATCCTGGCTGGTGACGTTGTTACCTTTGCTAGTGATACCGTTAATAGCTACGTAGTCAAGTCTGGCTTATTGGCCGCTTCGGGCGATATCGTTCTGAATGATCCGGGCTTACGTGTGGCCGTAGCTGATGCTGTGGAAATGACCATCGGCAATAGCTACACATACAACGTAGGTTTCCATCAATCTGCGGTTGAGCTGGCTGCGCGTCCGGTGGCTGTACCAAACGGCGGGGATGCTGCAACGGATAGAATGATTATCCAAGACCCGTTCTCTGGCTTGGCTTTCGATGTTTCAGTGTACAAAGGCTACAAGAAAACAATGATCGAGATCGGAGTGCTGTACGATGCTATCGTGTGGAAACCACAACACGTAGCCATCCTGAGAGGTTAGTCGGTAAAAGAAGAAAACACGAAGGGCGGCTACTAGTCGCCCTTTATTTTGGAGAAAAGACATGGCCGAAACCGTAAAAGTCGAGAGAAGTGGCCCGAGAGGGTGGCATTTAATCAATAAGCAGGACTTTGATCCAGAGAAGCATGTGCTTTGGGAGCCGGAGATTGCGGCCAAGGAAGCAGAGATTAAGGCTGAAGCAGCCAAGCATTCGCACAAGGCAGCAAAGAAGTCGGACACCACACAACTAACGCAAGATAAATAATGTCGCTCATCGTAGAAGACGGAACCGGTTTGACCAATGCAGAATCGCTATGCAGCGTAGCGGATGCTGATACGATCCATGCCGCGCGCGGAAACGCGGCATGGGCGTTACTGACTACGCCACAAAAGGAACAGAATCTGCGCAAAGGTACGGACTACATGACGGGGAAGTATACGACCTTGTGGGCAGGTTACCGTAGGCTAGCGACACAGGCGCTGGATTGGCCAAGGGAAGACGTGCCAATCGTTGGGCTTCGGTTCCTTCAGTATTACGACAACGGCATTGTGCCAAATGAAGTGAAACAGGCTTGCGCCTTGCTGGCGCTTCGTGCTTCGACCGGGGACGACCTTATGTCGGATGAGAGGCGAAAAGTTATCAGCGAATCGGTAGAAGGTGCGGTTTCTGTCACATACAGCGAATTTAGTTCGGTTCAGGTTCGGTACACAGAGGTTGATGCGATGTTGTCACGATTCTTGACAAACGGTGCCGGACGCACCGCACAAATGGTACGAGTATGAGCGAGTACGGTTCGTTAATCGCTTTGGCACTTGATCTGCTTGGAAGGAAAGGCCAGCCGATCACGATCACTACAGTAACGACGGGGGCGTATAGCCCGTCAACTGGTGGAGTGTCCAGTACCGAAACTGTGCAGACCGGTGTAGGTGTGCCGATAGCCTACAAAGCAAGTGAGATTGATGGAACGAATATACGGCGCGGGGATGTAAAGGTTATTGTTGCGGGTTCTGGCATAACAGAACCAAAGGTAAATGGACAGGTTTCGTTCATTGGGTTCACGGGAACAATAAAAAATGTTGAAGTAGTTGCGCCCGAGGGAACGCCGATTGTATATAAATTGCAGGTGCGCAAATGAGTTTTACTGCTGATCTTTCTAGGTTTGTCGATAAGGCTACAGGAAAAGTGGATCAGGTCGTTCGAGCGGTGGTTATCGACCTGGGGACAAGAATCATCATGCGCAATCCTGTCGGTGATACGAAATACTGGAAGACGAAGTATCCGCCCAAAGGTTACGTGGGGGGCCGGTCGCGCGCGAACTGGCAGTATAACTTTGGGCAAATGCCCACGAATGTTTTGGAGATTGTCGATACATCAGGATCGGCAACAATTAAAAGCTTAACCTCTGGTGTGCTAGGTGCGCCCGCAGCAGGGATTCATTGGATAGCCAACAATGTGGACTACGTTAAGCCACTCGAAGAAGGATGGTCACGCCAAGCACCAAACGGGATGGTTCACGTTACCGTATTGGAGTTCGAGCAGGTAGTGAGAGAGGCTGCAAACAATGTCCAATAAAGCAATCCGCGCAGCCCTTGAAACAGCACTTGCGGCAATCAGCCCAGCATTGGCCACGTCCTACGTTGGAGATAATTATGAGCCGGTGGAAGGCACACCATACCAGCAGGTGCTTTTTGAGTTTACCGATCCTGATAATATAATGATTCATCGAACGTATGAACAAAAAGGGTACATGCAGGTTCGGTTGTTTTACCCTTTGCTTGCCGGTAGCGGAACGATAACCGCAAGAGCCGAATTGATTCAAAGCACGTTCAAGTCCGGTTCCGTTGTGTCCGGGGTTACGATTAACAGAACGCCAGCAATAAAAGACCCGCGCCCGGAAGAGGATAGGCTGGTACAATCCGTGTTTGTGTACTTTTCTCAGATAATTAAGGAGGTATGATGTCAAATCCTATTCAATTCGTTGGGGTTAAGGTTGAGATTAACAGTGCGTTTGGCACGTCCAAAGCAATCACAGGTATCACCAAAGCAAGTGAGGCGGTAGTCTCTTGCGTTGGGCATGGCTTGGCTGCGGGTGAGCTTGCGGTAATCGATAATGTAGTGGGCATGAGCCAGATCAATGGCCGGGTTATTCGTGTAAAAGCTACGCCCACGACGGATGAATTCACTTGCGAGGGATTGGATTCTACAGGATTTTCAACCTATGTTTCTGGTGGAACTTCGGTAGAGCAATCTTCACTGATTGCCTTCGATACCTTGGCAAACTTCGATTACCCAGAACCACAGCCGAACGTTGAAGATTTAACGACTATTCATGCCTTGCAGAAGAAAGAAGCGTTTGGACTGGACTCTGCCCCAACAATTAACTTTGAGAGTTTTGCAAAACCATTCGATCCTGCAATTGTTGAATTGCGTAAAGCTTCAAATGCCAAAACCGAGCGCGTAGGACGTGCAACGTTCAATGATGGCACGGTGATGATTTTCAATGCAACGTGGGCGGGTGGTCGTGGTCTTAGCGGTGCTGCCGGTGCGTTTGGTAAAGGAACGATCAGCGTTAAACTGAAAGCACCCGAACAATATTTCGCGTCGTAATCATGAAGCCAGCAGAACTATTAGAACGGCTTAGAGCCGATAGGAAGATCGAAGTTACGGTTGGGCACATAACCTTCACAGGGCAGTGCCCACTTTATTCAAGGCTGATCCGCATCATCAATGAGTACAGCGGCGATAAAACCATTTCGCCTGATGCTGTGATGGCTTCGATTGCGATAACCGGGTGGGAAGGTGTCACGGAAAGGGACATTATTCCTGACGGCGATCCTGATATCTTGGTGCCATTCGATCAGACGTTATACAACGAATTGGTGATGGACAGAATGGACTGGTGGCTGAATATCTCCAAAGCCATAACCAAGTCAGCCTTTGACCGGCAAGTAGTGAAAGAGGCCGAAATAAAAAACTCACCCGCTGGTACGACAACGAAGCCTTCAAGAAAATCCCAAGGGCAAAGGCAGTCGTAACAGCGGAAGTTGAACTAACAGAGAACAATGCCCTAGCCTTTGACGTATGGTATTTGATGGGCGGGGGTATTGATTGGGATGCTCTTCAGTTTTTGCTTGAATACTTTCAGGTTGAGGACACGGAGTTACTGGTAGAATCACTTTTCTACATTAGATCGAGGGCGAAATGACTGTTGATGTTGCCAGTTTAGCGTTGCGCGTTGATGCCCTTGAGGTCAAGGACGCAGAGCAATCACTGAAGCGGATGCAGAAGGCCGGTGCTGACGCGGAAAGCGGATTGCAGGGGTCTACCGAAGCCATCGTTGGACAATTCAAGAAGGTTGCAGGAATAGCAGCCGCAGCCTATGCCGCGGTGCAAACACTTGGCGGTGCTTCGCGGGACTTTCTCGCTTTTGATAAGACCCTTGGGGAAATCTCCACCCAGTTATTGAACAACACGCAACAAGTAAAAGAGTTTGCAGCAGAGAGTCAGAACCTTGCGCTTCAGTTCGGTTCGGGGCTAACAGACCAATCAAAGGCATTCTATGAGGTGCTATCGGCAGGCATTACAGATACCCGAGAGGCTACAGAACTGCTTACCGCAGCGAATAAGCTGGCTATCGGAGGTAACAGCAATCTCGGTACGGCTATCTCAGGACTTACGAACATCGTTAAGGGGTACGGGGATAAGGTCAAAGATGTAAACGAAGTAAGTGACACGCTCTTTACTGCTTCTCTCGCGGGTAAAATCTCCATAGAGGAGCTATCCGATGGGCTTGGTCGGGTTGTGCCTCTGGCTGAGGCGTTAGATGTTAGCCTGGAAGAGCTTACAGCCTCGGTTGCTGCGTTGACGTTGACGGGCGTGTCTGCCCGTGAGTCGATAACGAGTGTTCGAGCTGTGTTGGCCGCAGTGGTTAAGCCATCAGCCGAGGCCGCAGCCGAAGCCGCGCGTCTTGGCCTGGAATTTAACGCAGCAGCGATAAAGTCCAAAGGTATGCTTGGCTTCCTTGACGACCTCAAACAGAAAACCGGAGGAAGCGTTACTTCCCTTGGGCTTCTGTTCGGGGGTGTTGAAGCTATCCTTCCTGCCTTGAACTTGGTGAACAACGGCGGGAAAGAGTTTACACAGATCATGGGACAGATGGCGGACAAAGCCGGGATCACGGATAAAGCTTTTGACCAAATGGCGGCAACGGCAGACTTCAAGGTCAACCGGTTCTTTGCTGCGATGAATGTCATTTCCAAAGAAGTGGGTGCGACGCTGGCAAGTATCCTGACTCCGGCTGCGGAAGGGGCGGCGAATGCCTTATCCCGGCTATTCAAAACGCAAAACCTGACCGACATTGAGCAACAGCAAAAGAAGATTAACGATCTGACCGAAAGTCTGGAAAAGATGCGTGGGCGAAATGCCGTAGTGCCTTTTGCAGATAACTTCATCTACAGCAAAAAAGACTTGGACGAAGCGGAATCCCGGATTGACCAAGCTAAGGCCGACTTACAAGACCTGCTGAGGATCAAAGAAGAGGCGGCAAAACCTATTGCCGCAGTAGAAGAGCAGAAGCTTATTCCCAATGATCCACCGAAAACAGCTACGGCAACCAAAGAGAAGCAAGCAGCCATCACAGAATCAGAACGATTCCTGAAGGCATTGAAGGAAGAATCAATGCAAGCGGGAGTAACCGGCATTGCGCTTATAGAACTGAAAGCCGGTTATTTGGGTGTTGCGGATGCCGCCGCACCATACATCCAGAAAATGAAGGAAAGCGAAGCCGCGTTAACTGCCCAAAAAGACCTTAATGCACAGTACGCGCGCGACATGGAAAAGGTCAAGCAGATAACGCTTGAGGTTGCGAGTGCAGAGGACACTTTCATTGCAAAACAAAACGAACTGAATCGATTGCTGAGTACCGGACAGCTTGGGCCGGACACATACTTCAAAGCACTCGAAAAAGCAGGTGACGATATGCGCAAGACCGTTCAAGGTGGGAATCAGGACTTTGAACAGTTGAAGTTCGCTGTTCAGGGTTGGGGACGGGCGGCTACTGATGCACTGGTGGATTTTGCCGTAAGCGGGAAAGGTTCGTTCTCTGACTTTGCAGAGTCTGTGTTGAAAGACATTCTGCGGATGTATGTGCAGATGCAACTTATTACTCCGCTGTTACAGTCTCTACCCGGGTTGAGTTTTGGCGGCGCGGGCGGTGGAGCCTCCGCAACAAGTGCTGCGGCATCGAGCGTATTTTCTGG